TCGCTACCGTGTCCGCCGACTCGATCCTCCACTGGATCGACTGGCGGAGTCGGCCCGTGTCCATGAGCACCGGGCGGGGCTTGAATCGGCGCTCTTTTACGGACACGCCCCGGTCGAGGTCGCTGAGGATCCCTGGGACGTTGGGGGTCCATCGATCCGGCCATTGTCTCCCGAAACGGGCCTGCAAATCAAAGGCTTTTTGAGACCTTGACGTCACGAGGGCCCCGATCCGCGAGAGGGCTATCTCTGGGGCGGAGAGCGACCGCTCGAGGCGGAGGAACATCCCCCGCTTGACGATCTCCGCGCCGCCGCCGTGAGGCATCAGTCTAGTTCCTCCGTCACGGAGTCCGATCCCGGGATAAGGTCGTCGAACTCGCTGTCGTCGAACTTCGGCTTCACCTGGCTCGTCCCGGTCACCTCGTCGGAAGGGGTGAGATGGGAGGACGACGTCGGGGAGACGCGGTCGCGTGCGCGCACCTCCGCGACGGACTGGCAGAGCTTCTCGACCCGCTCCCGGAGGGTCTCCATCGCCTCGTCGGCCGCGGCGCCGTACTCGCAGGCGAGCATCTTCACGATCATGCACGCGCATTTGACGTGCGACCGGATCGTCTCGTCGTAGGTCTGCCCCACGCGATCGGCGAACTCAGCTTCCGCGTCGTCGCAGAGCCTCGCAAGGTAGACGGCGTTGACCGTCGTCGCGCCCGGCGTTTCGACGTTCGTGAGCTGGACGAGGAGCGGCGTCGAGAAGCGCTCCTGGACGCGGTCGACGAGGGCCACGTTACGCCTCCACGGGTTCTTCCTGCGGAGCGGGTTTCGGGACGGCCCCGGGCTTCGGGGCTTCCTTCGGCATCTCGGCCACGGGCTCCGCATCCTCGTCGTCGTACTCGATCTTAACCGTCTGGTTCTCCGAGAGCCCGATGGCCTTCTCGAGGGCCGTGACGCACCGGATCTGCTCGGCCACCGGCCAGACCAGCTCCTCCTGGACGCCGGGGCCGAGGAGGTTCTTCGAGTCCGGGTGGGTGAGCAGGAAGAAGATGCGGAATAGCCCATTCCTGGCGTTCGAGTTGACCGTCACGGGATGCGCGCTGTGGCGGAACTCGGCCTTGAGCTCGTAGCGCTCCCCGTCGTCCTCGTTCATGGACGGATCGGCGTCCTTGGGGGGCGCCGTGGCCTTCTCATTGTACCACTTGGCGGGGCCGAAGAAGAGCTTGCTCTTCTGCCGGGAGATCTCGCTCTCTCGCTTCAGGGCCTTGTAGACCTCGCGCATCTCCTTACCGAACGTCGCCCGCTGCTGATGCGTGAAGGCCGTCTTCTCCCCGATCTTCTCGGGGTACTGGATGACGTGGGACATCCGGAAAATGTAGTTGCCTTGCGCCGCGGTGAGCTCCAAGATCTTCGCCATCGTCCACCTCCTCCTATCCGATCCGAAAGAACCGTCTGCTACAGAGCGCCTCCCGCGCCCGCGACCACGAGGCCGTCCGTCGAAATGGGGGTCCAGAAGCAGTGCGCCTGAATGGTTCCTCCGGTAGCCGGGTTCACGGCGATCTCGTAGCCGAGATCCAGGCCGTCGAGGATCATGTCCGCCAGGTTCGCCGGGTCCCCGAAGAAGTCCTCGAAGGGGATCACCCCGACGGGGGTGTTCGCGGCGATCGGGCTCACGAATTCCCCGGCATCGAGTTCCGTCACGACCCTCGCGACGTTGTACTCGTCGGTGTCCCCCTCCCGCCCGAAGCGGATCGTCGCGCCGGCGCCGCCGGCCAGGTCGCCCGTGATGCGGTAGATCGTGAGGGCCCGCACGAGTCCAGTGACGGTGAAGACCTCGTGGCTGGCGACCGTGTTCCAGGCCGCGACCGCGAAGCTGATGTCCACCTGGAGATGGTTCATCCCCAGCAGATTGTGGACGCCCTTGATTCCCTGCGCGGGCCCGATCATGAGACGTCCCCCGTGATTTCGTGGACGATGAACTTGACGATGACACAGTTGGCGGAGAACCTGAACCCGATCGTGACGTCGGCCGTGTCGGCCAGTATCTCGAAGGTGTACGACTTGTTCGCCTGGAGCGCGACCCCCTCATTCATCTCGATGTTCTGCGCGACGTACCTCTGGTAGAAGATGACGTTCGAGTCCACCGCGACTTCGATCTGATAGGCGCAGGACAATGGCGGAGTGAGGTTCGCCCCCGCGAGATCCGCCGCGGCGACGTAGTTCACGCCCGGGATCAGTCTGACAACACGCCGTCTTGTCTGTGACACGCCGGTCTCCTTTTTACGGATCGGTCCAGGTCTCCGCCGCTCCCGTCACCGCCGGGAGGTATCTCCCGTAGGCGCGCCAGAACCAATACTGGAGGATGGAGCCCACCTCCGTATCCGCCCAAGTGAAGTAGTCGTCGTAGGAGAACGGCGTCGCGCCACCGACCAGCCAATACCAGGACCCGTCGAAGGCGGTCGCCGGCACGAGGAGTACGTCGTCGATGAGAAGTTCACCGCCCGTCCTCGTCCATTCGAGCGAGATGTCGAGGTCGTTTTCCTTGAAGGCCCGATACCAGTTGTTGGCCCCGAACGTGACGGGGACGCGGAGGAGCTGCCATCCCGCCTGGGCGGCGACGACCACGTTGTTATTGACCGCTCCCATCCGTGCAACGAGCGTTCCTGTGGCGGCGCCGACCTGGCGGTTCCAGGCCACCTGGAGCATGTAGGGCACGTCGGTCCGGAGCGCGGTCGACAATAGGCTCAAGTGCTGATGTATGGACGCCGTGAGCTTGATGTTGAGCGCGTAGGGGATCGAGTCCCCCTTGAAATCGCGGTAGTAGTTCGTGGGGTCGAGGGTGTACCCGGTCGAGTCGACCGTGATCGAGGAGGTCCATCCGGTGAGCGCCGTCGGGGCCGCGTACGTCCCGCCGATCTGGCTGAAGCTGGGGTTGGACAGGAGCGACTGGCGGGCCGAGAGCGCCGAGACGTACTTCATCTTCCCGGATCCGGAGAGCTGGAGGGAATCCGGCCCGGGGGACTGCCCGCGGAACTCGAAGATCTCCTCGTGCTTGGCGGTTCCCGACGTCTGGTCGAATTTGCACTTCGCGGTCTTGGCGTCCGCGTGCTGGGACTCGATCGAGAACCCGTAGTCGTCGATGTTCAGGCGCAAGATCGTCCCGGTCCCGACGATGCCGCCGCCGGCCGCCGGAGATCCGAAGGTAAACTCCCGGGCGTTGACGGTTTTCGCGTTGTCCCTCATGTACTGGATGAGCCGGTCGGCCATCGACTGCGCGTCCGACGCCTCCGGGGTGTTGCAGACGTGGCGGCAGTACGAGCGCAGATGAGGGAGCAGGTGATTCGCCGCGTTGTCGTTGGAGATGAGCGCGGCCAGGTACGACCGGGACCGCGCAACCGACGCCAGGATGCTCGATGCGTAGTCGGATTCGACCGCCTGCTCAAGGGTGTCTTGGAGGAGGACCCAGTTGGTGAGGGCGGTGACGTTCCCGAAGTTGCGGGCCTCGGCGAGGAGTTTGGTCGCGGCCTTCCACTGGGCCTCCACCTCTGCCAGGCTGGGACTCGCCATTTACCGCTCCTTCTTGCCCGCGAGTTGCGGAGGCCTGTGGCGCATTCCCTCCGGCTTGTCGAGGTCCTCGATCTCGGGCGCGATGTCCGCCTGCGGTCTCACGGATGGCGCGGAGATCGGGGCTCCGCCGGCCATCTCGTACACCGAGGGGGGATAGCCGCCCTGGGGGACCGACCTCATCCCCATGGCCTGCGGATCGAAGGCGATCATGTAGACGTGCCGGGCGAGGGGCTGATCTTCGGGCGCGCGCACGAAATACCTCGCGTTGTCGCTGTTGTGGACCGAGCCGCGGCCCGAGTTGCCGTGGAAGCGGACCACCTTGTTCTTGAGGTTGACCTTGATCGCTTCGACCTGGCGGGCCGTCAATTGTTCGACGGAGCCCTTCCCGTAGGCCCGCTTCGTCTCGCCCGTCTCGGCCTCGGTGGAGACGGGAGGATCGGTGTAGCGGTGGAACATGATCCCGCCGATCGCGACGTTGTACTGCGGGCAGGTCGGAAGGGTCCCCACCCAGTAGGGCTGGGCGACCTGCTCGGGGAGCAGCGGGGGAAGGTCGTAAGGGTTCGCCGGGGCCGCCTTGACCGCGATCTCGTCCTGGGACATCGAGCACCTCCATAGCTACCGTCAAACGGTCACCGCGCCGTCGCGGTGGAAAACGGCCTCCTACACGCTCGGAGGCCTACGCTGCCTCTACTGGTGTACCTGGACAGCCTGGTACGGCAGGTTGATGCAGTAGCCGTACCGGGCCTTCGCCTGGATGTACCCGATGTCCTGCGTCCGGGCCTCGTCGCTGTTCGACCAGTCGGCCTCGGTCTGCTCGAGGGCCTGCTTGGTGAACTCGGCCGTGGGCTTGAGGGCCGAGCCGGTGAGGAAGACGAACCAGTCGTTCGTCGTGATGCGGCTCGTCTCCCATAGGGTGAAGTTCTTCCCGGAGTCCTTGAGCGGGTTCGAGATCCCCGCCCAGACGCCCTGCTGGATCGAGCCGTAGAAGGCGCGCTCGAAGATCTCCTTGTTCGCCGCGCCGTAGATGACGAGGATCCCGCGGTCGGCCACCCCGGGCTGATGGAGCGGCTGGCCCTTCGTGTCGAGCATCCGGGCGAACTGCGCGCAGGCCAGGTAGTAGTCCCGCAGGATGCTCGCGACGTCGGCCACGCCGTTCCCGGTGAGGAGGTTGCCGCTGGCGACGCCGAAACGGGCGACGCCGCCGGCCACGGTCGCGAAGAAGGCCGCGCCGTCCGGCGCGTTCGGGACCGCCGGCAACAGCCGGGGATCGACGGTGCCCTGCATGAGCTGGAAGAAGACGCGCTCGTGGAGCGTGCCGTAATGCTCGCCGAGCTGAGCCGCGCGCTGCTTGAGGGTGTACGTCAGGTCGTCGGCCACGTCGTCGCGGAACCACTTGATCCGCTTGGCCCAGCGCCGGATCGTCACGGTGTAGCCGACGGCTTCGTTCGTCCCCTCGGGGATGTCCTCGCCGTACGGCCAGTGCTCGGGATATTCGGCGGACCCGAAGTATCCGAGCGGCGTCACGCGCGCCGTTGCCGCCTGGTCGAGGTCCATGACGAGGCGCATGCGGTCCACCGAGGGCTTCATGCTCTCGGCGTAGGTGTGCGCGAAGGTCGCCTGCAGTCCGGCCGTGAGGGCCGCGTTCGCCTGGACGGGGTTCAGGGCCATTGTCGTTCCTCCAATAGGTCCCGATCAGGGGACCTGAATTACAGTCCGGGCTCCAGGAGCACGTCGGCGTAGACCGCCATGTAACCGTCGATCGCGGTCCCGGCGGCCACCTCGGCGCATTCGATGTCGATCAGGTCGCCCTCGTGGAAGACGTCGGTCGCGGTCACGGCCGAGCCGGCCTTCTTGGCGCCGAGCACGTCGGCGAAGTCGAAGTTGATCACGCCTCCGGTCACGTCCACGGCCGCGATCTCCAGGTTGATGTTGCCGTTGGCGTTTACGTCGGTGATCGGCTCGAAGACGATCCCGTAGGTGGACAGGATGCGGCCGTGGCATGGGGCCACGATCCCGGTCGCGTGGTTGCCGGTCGATACGAGGCCGTTCACGATGCCGAGCAGCCAGGACTTCCGTCCCGCGCCGGCCATGCCGAGCACGCAGAGCTCGCCGAAGCTCAGGAAGTAGACGTCGCAGTTCGTGGCGGAGATGAACCGCGTCACGATCCCCACCGGATGGCCCACGGCCGGCCGGACGAGGGTGAAGGTGTTGTCGTCCGTGGCGTAGACCACGCGGAAGTTGTCCGCGACCGTGCCGGCGAGTCCCGTCACGGCGATGTTCTTCATGACGCGCCCGCCGAGGTCCACCTCGCCCTCGACGATGGGCACGACGGCCGTGTTGCCCGTGGTCCGCTTCGAGGCGAACCCGAGCGGGATCTGCCCCGCGACGCCGCTCCAGGGCGCGATGCGCCCCCGGTTGATGGCCGTCGCGTGGTCGCGCGACCCGCCGTACAGGTAGGCGCCGTTGTAGAGCTCGGCGGCGGTCACGGCCTGGCAGGCCAGTTGGACGGTGTCCCGGACCGTGTAGTTCGCGTTCGCTGCAAGAGCCATGGTCAGTCCCTCGCTCTAAAAACCCTTCGTTCCTAAAAAGCCCGCAGCTACCGGACCCGGTAGCCCAGGAATTCCTTCCTCGTCATGGTCGGGGGAATCGCCCCCATCTGGAGACAGGTGTCGTACTGCCCCGACACCTCCAGGGCGCGCTTGAGGGCCTCGGGGCCCTTGGCCGCGTAGGACCGGACCTCGTCGGGGGTGCCCTCGGGGATCCTCGTCTCCGGGGGCGCGTCGCCGGCGGCGCCGTGGAGCACGTCCCGAGACGGCATCGTCTGCGCGTACTTCTTGACCGTGTCCACGAACCGGGCGATCACCTTGTCCGGGTCCGACGAGTCCATCGCGACCGCGATCAGCTTCGGCTCCTCGTCGGCCGCCAGGTTGTAGGCGGCGAGGCCGGAGAACGCGGCCTTGACCTTCTTCTCGACGTCACGCTCCTTCTGGAGCTTGGCGACCGTGGCCTTGAGCGCCAGCCCCTCGGCCTGGTCGGCCGAGGCCTGCATGGCGGGCTTCGGCTCGATTACGGGAGCGTCCGCGGGCGGCGTGCTCGGGGCCGCCTGGCCGGCGAAGTGCTTGATGATGATCTCGTTCTGCTTGGAGATGGCCTGAAGGCATTCCAGGATCTTCGGCATGACGGCGCTCCCTTCTGATTCGGAGATTTCCTTGGACTCTTCCTCATCCGCCTGGACCTCTTGTCCCTCGGCCCCGGCGGTCACGTTCTTCCCGGCGTCTTCTTTTGCTTCTCCGCCCTCTTTCTTCCCACCGACGTCGGCCTTCTTCTTGGCCTCGTCGTCCTCCTCCTTGGGCTTTTCCTTCTTCTCCTCGAACTGCTCGCCTGCGAAGTAGCAGAGCGCGCCCCAGGCCTGGCCGGCCCGGGCGTATCCCTGGAGGACCTGCTCGGCGGCGGAGGCGGAGAAGATCTCGCGTTTGATCTCCTGGCCGAGCGTGAGAAGCGGGAGGCGGAACCATGGGGTCTCCGTATCGAGCAGCGCGATCGAGTCGATCTCCTCGTACTTCGGAGGCAAGCTCTCGACGGACCGATACGGGAGGAGGCCCTTGCGGATCTCCTCGAAGATGTGCGCAGGGACCTTGATGAAGTCGACGTACAGCCCCGGGAGGGTCTCGCCTTCGTACTCGACGGGCTTGACGTACTTGAGGACGAAATGCCCCGCGCGCTCTGACTTGTCGGGCTCGCCCAAGACGCGCGGGTGATGGTGGACGTGCAGTGGACCGAGATAGTTCCCGCTCTCGCGGCGCGTGCGGTTGATCTCGACGGCGCGGGAGAGCCACTTCTCGTCGACGTTGACGACGTTGTCGACGGCCTTGAGGTTGCCGGCTTCGTCGGGCTCGATCTTCATCCCGAGCTTGCGGACGTGTTTGAGGAAGACCGGCACGTCGAAGACGTTGTACGTCCCGTCTGCGTTACGGGACCACAGGTACTTCCCACCGAAACCTCCGGCGGCGGATGATTGCGCGGCGGAATCCGACATGGCCTTCGAGGGCGCGCACTGCCGGATCGCGATCGCGACGGCCTGGTCCTCCGTCCTTCCGTCGCTCACGCACTTCGAGACCCGGCGGCTGATACAGGTCTGCTCGTCGGGCGTGAACTCGGACCAGTGGAGACCGCACTTGCTGACGAGGATTTCGGCGGACGCCAGGAGGGCCGGATTCGTTCTCACGTTCGCTGGCATAACTACAGGGAAACTACGCCGAGGCGGGGAAGTTACAAGGGGTTATCGGGAGCTGATGTCACGTGAAGCCACTTAGTGGGTTTCGGTGTTACTTCGTCTTTCGGCCCCGATCGGCCGTTTCAGGCCTATCTTCCGCGGAATCGAGGGG